GACTACGAAAATCTGTTGCACTAAATGGTGTTCCATCTGGTCGTTCTGTTGGCACAACTGCTGATTGTTCTGGTGGTATTAAGTTTACACCGTCTTTAACATATTTTTCAGCACCTGTCCATCGCTTCCAGTCGTCATCTTTAGTGCTAGCACCTAATATAACAGTGTCACCAATATTAACAGGACCCTCCTCACCAACATATTCGTATGCAGCATTAATTGGTGAAGCATGGTTTTTTGAAACACTTACTTCTACATTCGGCAAATCAGAAACAAATGTATTCCATATTTTGAGAGAGTCCTGTGCGGTAACTTCTCGTCCATTTGGTAAAGTTCTAGCCTGCTTTGTGGGCTTTGATATTATGACAATAACTTCATCAGCCATGCCGGCATATTTTTGCACCATATCCAAATGTCCAAGATGTGGCGGTTTAAAAGCACCGGGAACAACAGCCACTGTCTTTGCATAATCTGTATCTACTACTGGATCATCGTCTTCATTATCGATATCAAATTCGTCTTCTTCTTGTTCGTTGACCTCGCCAGTAAATTTGCCACCTTTATCAACAGCGAAGTTGGCTCTACTAAATTCTAGACGATCAACAAACTTGATTCCGTTACCTTTGTGATCGACTGCTACATAACCTTCTGGATTACTAGCAACTAAGTCACCTGACCCGTTATCAACGAAGTGTTTAGTGTTATAAACAGCATTGTTATATTTTTGGATGAAAATGTTTTTGGCTTCAAATAGCAAGCGACTAACCTTAAAAATGTTGACTATATCGTTTTTCTTGTCGGCAAAAGATTGTAACATTTGTTGGGCATTTTGACTCGCTGACTCCTTGCCTCTATCGCTTTTAAGTTTATCTATCTTTTTTTGAACTCTTTGTGAATACCAATTGTTGAATCCCTCAAACGACTTTTCCGGGTCATCAAGAAAGCTGCCAGCTTTGATCTCACTATTAATATAAATATTTAATAAAGAGAATGGTAAATTATCATAATCTATCTGTCCATTAACAGTATCTGCTTGTTTAACCAAGCTAATAATTTGTGCTTCTTCATCATCTGTTAATGTTACAACACCAGTATCATCGGTGAAGAAGGCATCGTCAAACCAAACCCCGGGTGCCCTACGAAGCGATGATACATCTGCTCCAAAACTAGCACCACTGTCCAAGCTTTCATATGTTGTGTGAAAAACAATACCAAACTTAGCTTGTTCTATTTCTTGACCGAGTTTTGAATCAACAGGCACTGCATACACAATTGTGTTTGGCTTAAATTTATAGTGAGGTACACCATCAATTTCAGCCCTTCTGATCATTTCATCATCGAACATGAAATCACCCTGCAGAATGTTTTTAATGTTTAATGCCGGCAAATATTCCAAAGCTTTGGTAAGTTTGTCAACAAGCCCGGGTGCATGACCATGGTTTTTTACTATATCATCTTTCGTATAATTAATCTTTGGTATTTTATTAAAGATAGATTTAGTACCAACAAAGAACTTGCCATTCTCTGGATTAATTCCAGCAAATATAGCAGGTGCACCGTCCCATTTGACGGATGTTTGAATCTTAGTGCTGGTGTTGCCCTTCAAAGACTTTAAAAGCTCTAAAAGGAAGCCTCTGGCCATTTTATAGCCATCCGCTCCCTGTGTTAGAACCAATTCTTCAAGATGAGTAAGGTGAGTATTAGCTTTCGCCATTTTTTTAATCTCCAGTAGACTCTTCTAAAATTGTTAATTTTTCCTCAAGAACACCAATGCGATTATCCAATTTACGGGCAAATCTCCTAACTTCTCTAAGATGTTGTTTTGCTAGCTGCAACCTTCTTTTTTCTGTTACAGTTCTAGGTTTAAGATTGGAAATTATTTCTTGGAGACCTTGAATATATGTATAGATGTTTTTTTCATCAACACTCTCGGTTAAGAAATCTCTCCATGCTTTGTCTAATGACATTGGTTGTTCCTCTTGTGAATATAATAGTAATAATTTTTTGATAAATTTGTTGCGACTTTTTTTAAGCTCAACTTTTGTATTTACCTAACATTTGATTAGCCTCGTAAATGCTTGCGAAGAACCGCAGCAATTGCTTCGGTCAATTCATTAGCAGTATCAGACTCTTCAACCGTGTCATCGTCTTCACCGTGATCTGCCTCATCCACTTTGTCTTTATCTTTTCTTCTATCGTCATCTTCGCGACGATCTCTAGCTGCATCTTTGCGAGCCTTCATTCTATCTCTGTGTGCACCATGACCACCAGTTGCTCTAGCCAATTCTTCTACTGATTCATCGGCGGATTCTTCAACAGTTTCCTCAGTGCTTTCTTCAACAGCTTCTTCGGTAACTTCTTCTTCACCCTCTGCTTGTAATTCACCTTGTCCATTGAATTCCTCAAATTCCTGTAATGTATTAAATTTAAAGCCCCAAGCTTCCGCTAAAAGGCTACGAATCTCTTCGTTTTTCCAATCTTTTGTAGACATCTTATTATCTCCTTTTTGTAGATGTTCGTAATAAATAGTGTTTTCTTTCTTTAACATATCTTCAAAATCCCTTAAACACATACTTCCATCGCGATTTGCCTCTTGTTCCATTTGTCTTAAGTGAGGATCTTTCTGAGCATAACCGGGGCCCATATCATCTGAATCGCTGAATTTGCCATCACAATTTTGTTTATGATGAACTAGCTCATGACCAAGTGACCTAAGAATATCTTTTGGATGCCGGCCTGATATGTAAAGTGTCACAGACATGTTGTTAGGGTCGTAGAATGCAGTCTTACCAAGCGGATTTTTTGCATTCTGACCGTCTCTTCTTAAAAATAATCTAGGGGGATTTTCAAAACCAATCTGTTTTTGAGCAAAAGGCATAAACTGCTTTATTAGACTTTTAAGTGTATCATCCATAATATAACCGGTTTAGATTAATTAGTTGTCAAGATTATGTAATCACTCGTTTTAAATATATTGTAAATAATTCTAATAATTTATTATCTTTTTCGTTTAAAGGCTTAATAGTGGATATTGAAATCAATCGATCAGCTACAACTTTATTTTCCATTGAGACAAGTATGCCATAGCTGGACACCCACTCCTCTAAATCGATGTCCCATTTAGACCATTCAACAATGTCACCAATCTCAAATTCTTCTGCTATTCCAGAACCAAAAGGCCCTTTATTATCCATCGTAATAAACCATCCAAGAACAAATACCTTTCTGTAAATATGATTGGCACTTACTTAATGCTTTATTATAATCCTTAATTGGCGAGCTTATTTTAATTGAACCTTCTTCAATCCATTTGACTAACACTAAATCAGTGGTTCTAGAACTTTGACCATCAAAACGATAGTATTTTCTTTTGTGTTTAGTGCTGCCCACACCTTAATTAGATTAAAATTATATAAGTGTCTCTGAGTTACTAAAATTTGAGCAATATATCAGTGACAATATTGTGACAGCCGTAAATTCAAACCCGATGAGAGATAATGATAACCATGAACCACCTAAAAATAAAAGTGTTTTCCAAAATTTATTAAATGTAAATAACATTAATTAAAATCCATTTTGTATACTTTGTCAGTATCAATTTCCACTATTTTACCACATGTTGTATATATTAATAGTTTTTTTCCTTCATCTAATTCACCTAATACATATACATTTTGATTTTTATAAATTTTAACAAATGATCGACTTGATGGCTGAAAACAAAACATATAACCATCTCCATTTATGCCATATTCAGGCACTAAATCTACTTCTTCATCAACTTCACCAGAGAGTTGTTTTATAATTTGTCTAATTAATTTTTTTTGGTATTCAATATCTGCCATACTAAAACATCTTTGACCACGCCATAGCAAGACCCATCATTGTTTGAACAGCCATGAAAATTGCAATTGATTTTGTTTTAAAAGTTTTAAGCTCTTCAATTTCTTTTAGTGCAGTTTTTAACTGTGGAGGTGAGGCGATATCATCCATTTTGTCTTTCCATATTTTCAAATCATGCACTCGATCCTCCTTAGCTTTAAGCTCGGTTAATTGTTCTTTTACATCCTGTAGCTCACCTCGTAAAGCCTCAATGCCATTCGCCATTGTTTCAAGCTGTTGCAAGACTAATTTAGAATATGTGTCCCATCCATTTTGACTCATTCATATTTCTCCGCTAAACCCTCACTTAAAAGTAGGTTATTAATATGCACTTCTCCATAGTCACCTATAAGTAGTTCTCCCAAACACCTTCCGTATTTACCAACACCTTTAGAAATTAATATAAATTTGTTGTCTACACTATCTAGAAGCTCTTCTAATCTCTTCTTGCTGGCTAGACCCTGCTCCTTCTCCCAAATGTCTCTAGTACGGACTTCTGGGGTGTTAATACCATATAATCTTATTCTTTTCTTAATCCAGACATCAAAGCCCAAATCAATAAGTGCATCGACAGTATCACCATCGATAACTCGAATCAACTTACAAGAGTATTCATACATACAATTAATTATTGTATGATGTCATTTTTACTGACTAAATTTTCATCGATATCTTTAGCATATTTAACTTTTCTTGCTTTGATTTTAATATCTGGATACTTTGATTGTAACGATTGAACGGCTTCTACATTTTTTCCTGAATCATCAAAAAATAAAACATCAGTTGCACCTCGTTCAATTCTATTTGCAATCCAACTTGCTTTATCCTCTGGATTTGAACTTGCCAATAATTCAAAAGTAATTTTAGATGTATCAAGACCCAAGCTTTCAAGATAATCTTGTATAGCAGCCTCAGATTCCGGCCCGCGGGCCGTAAGAACAGCGATCTCTCGCCCCTCAGTTCCAGCATTTAAAGCATTTCGTATAATATTTGTAATTTGCTTTATTTCTCTTGGATTTATAACCTTCTCAAATTCAGAAAAATCATAATCATAATTTGGATTAGTTTTATGAGTTGCATATTCACCGGGTGTCATTTGTATTTTTTCGCCTGTATCAGTTGTAATATGAATATTAGAATCTGATTTTGCAATTGTGTCATCAAAATCAAAAACACGAAGTTTTGATTCGTTTAAATACTTTTTCCAATTTTCAAGTAGGAGTTTCATTAGTTATCGTAAGTAGTTACTTCTGGGTCTTTTTTAATCATACTGGAAGCTGTTAATGCATCCTTTGGGTCTACCTTCTTAAAAACTATTGAATTGGTTTCAGGTTCAAAATACATACCGATAATATCATTTTTGCTAACGGCTTCAATTTCTTCTTGAGTCAATCTTAAAAATCCATCGTTTTTCTTTACTATAGCTGCGAGTATAGAAAATAAATACTCTGGATCCTTCATATATTTACTCATCTTTTTTAGCCTTGTTCATCGATTGTGTTTTTCTTTTTGAAGCTTCTTTTCTTTCTTTAGCATAATCAAAAGATTTCTTAAGTCTTGCTTTAACCTTAGGGTCTTTTGCATTTTGATATGCTGCTCTTGCTCTCTGATGTATTAAATTAATAATTTGTGATTGTCTTTTGTGAGACTTTGATTTGAAAGATGATTTAGAAAGAGTGTCTTTAATATCTTGTACCGTTGAAAACTTTACAGATACTGTATCACTAGGGTTTTCATCTGTGTATAACCTTCGACCAGAACCTTTAGGTTTTTTGCCTGTACCTTTTTTCGGATCTGCTTCATATAAATCAACACTTTCGTTTTTACGTTTCTTTTTTCGTTTCTTACCTTTTTTCTTTTTGACACAGTTTGGATACATCTTACCAAACATCTTTTTCATGCCTTTCTTTTCATAACCCTTCCAACATTTTTCTACAAGAACAAGAGTTTCACTTAATTCTTCAGCAATAATTTCTTTTAATTCTTCTTCAGTTATATTTTCAAGTAAGTGATTCA